TACTTTGGTCATTCAATAAATAATCAGCCATAATTAAAAATATTATGGTTAATACAATAGATATAATTATGTCTCTTGTACCCATCCATATGATTGCAAATATAAGCAAATGTTTACCAAAAATATATTTCACATAATATTCTTGTGATTTGCTTAATTCTAAGGTAGCATATCTAGAACATATATTCATAATCAAAATGATTACTCCCGCAAAAATTTTATTATTGTTTAGCGAATCATAATAATCCATAAAAGAAAGTTTTTTTTTACCCATTTTATATTTAAATATAAAAAAAATATATTACCTTTAATTAAGTATGGCTTTTGCTTTTAATGCGGCATTAATAAAATCAGAAGAAGATGAACCTTTAAACTATGAAAAACCTAAAGTAAATAAGGATAATTTATCTAAATTATTAAAACCATCTATGGAAAAAACAAAAGAAGAACCAAGTATAATACAAAATATACATGAAAACTTAAAAGAAGACAATGAACAAGAACTTGCACAATTTTATCATAAGGAAGAAGCACCTATCTTTAAAACGGGCTATGAAGCTATTGAAGAAAAAGTAGTTCCCAATCCTTTATTAATGAAAGTAAATCATATATTAGAAATATTAGAACAACAAAAAGAAATAAAAACAAATCAAAAAAACGAAGAAATTGTCTTGTATTGCTTTTTAGGTTTATTTCTTATATATATAATTGATTCATTTGTTAGTATTGGTAAATATAGTCGTTAAGTCGATTTAGAAAAAACTGCTATATGTTCATTTTGTTTTATAAACTTAAATCCTCTTAATCCTGACTCGTAAATTAGGTTGTCTAATTGTATGCTTTGATAATTCCAAATATTCTTTCGTTTTATAGTCCCATGTTTGTCATATATATGTTCGCTTATTATACTATATCCAGGTTTATCTTCTACATCTAAGGAAAATGTATAATTATGTTGAAACTTATAAGAAGGTTTATGTTGAACCATTTGGGATATATCGGTTGGTTTCAATAAACTTATAAATAAATATCCTTTATGTATTAACCAATTATAACATATACTTAAAAAATGTCCTATATCTAATTGTGAATGAAAACAATAAAGAGGACATATAATGTGTGTTTTGTGTTTGTATTTGTATGGGTCATAATATAAAGTTTGAAAGGATAAATTTGGATAGATTTTTTTTGATTGTTCTATCATAAACGATGAACTATCTAATCCAGTTATATTACCGAAGTTAGAAAGTAATTGAACAATATGTCCAGTACGACATTCGAGACATAATACATCGCTATTTTCATTTAAGTAAGGTACAATAGTTTCACATTCCTTTTTATGAATATCAATTGTATTGTATAAATCATCATATACTTTACAATAAAATGGATCAACAATATCTTTATCAATTCTAACATAAGATTTTTCTTCTAATAAGGTAAACCCTTCATAACGAGTTATTATAAAAAATAAATAAAATAATATGAGTATAATTAGTAATTGTATCATTTGTTATATATTTTTATTTTTTTTTTATTACATTTATAAGAATGGATAAATGTAATATTGTAGATAATAGAAAAACATTTACAAGATTATCTTTTTCAAATCATAAAAAGAGTAAGGTCATTGAAGAACTAATATCGTGTTTATATTATAAAAAAAGAGACGATGCTTTACATTGGACAGCTGAGATGATATGCAGTTTATATATATTTGATTTATGGAAAATATATATAGTATTTTATTGTAAATATATACATATTCATAATGTAAAAATTCCTATTTATTTGTCTAAAAAAATAGAAGAATTCAAACATATATATCAAAGTATTAAAAATGATATGGATATGAAAAACAATGATGATATACGTAATCTATTTTTTACCATTACTATTATTTTATGTGAGACAAAAAATGAAAATACTTTATCTAATATACCACTTGTGTTTAGTTTAGAATGTATATATGATAATTTAAAAGCGGACAACATAGAACATATCAAACCATTTTTTAAAGAAGGAGACCCTAAAGAATTTTATATTCCAATGAATGAATATGTATATCATATAAATATAACAAAAGACATTACCAGTATTCTTTATTGGATTGATTGGATCATTGAATACGATATTTACTTAAACAAAAAAAAGAAAAATATATTTATTCAGAGAAGGTCTTTAGTAGATTTTAAAGATGACAAAAAAAATAAAAATATAATATGGATATTATGGGATATTGTAATTCAAAAATCTAAATCATGTAGACAATTAATTCAACAGGCTATCATGTCTCTATTTAATCTTTTTCAAATAAAATATAAAGTCACTAATAATAAATCATTCAAATGTTTGTTGTATGTATCTATTCATTTGATTCTTTCCAAAGAAATAAACACTCAAATAAAATTAATTGAAAATACAAGTTTATTTAAAAATCTATATAACAATACCCAAATTATATTTGAGGATATAAAAAAGAAAGAAGTATGGATAGAAGAGGTAAAAACCGAAAAACAAAAACTATATGATTCGGTATATAAAATATAATAAATATATTAAATGACGCTTAGTAAAAAATACGAAGAAATATATGGAAAAAATGCGAACTTTTCAAATGAAGTAAATAAAAATGTATTAAATCAACGTAATAATTATACAAATAATGATTTTAATGACTCTACGAATAACTATTTAACAAAAAACAATTCAACCAATAAATACTCCATGAATAACTATCCCGAAAATTCAAATACGAATTACCCTACTGAACCTTCTTATGAACTACCAGTATTAGAAACAGAACCTTCTTCTTGGATGTTTTATACATTTTTATTGTTTGTTTTAGCTTGTGTTGTGGGTTCTATTATTTATTTCAAAGATAACCTAATTGATTATTATAATAGATTTATAAAACCAAATCCAAATATAAATAATGAATTAAAACAACTTAATAAAAGTATTAAAAAGGAAAAAAAAATCCGCGAAAAAAAAGAAAAGGAAAAAGAAACCAACAAAAAGAAGGAAACAGGTGGGATTCGTCAATTATCTAATCAAATTAATTATAAAAGTAACCAAATAGCAAAAGATGATGGTTATTGTTATATAGGATATGATAAAGATATGCGGTCTTGTGGTGAAATATATGAAGGTCAAGTATGTATGAGTGGTGAAATATTTCCATCTCTAGAAATGTGTATGTTTCCAAGATTAAGAGAATAATTATAATTTATCTACAAATGAAATACTTGTGTCATATACAATTGGATTACAAGAGCCAACCTTCGTATTACAATTAAGAATGGCATTGGTGTCTCTTAATTGTTTTAATTTAGTTTGACTTATTTTTTTTGTATTATTTAAACCAATATTTTGTTTATATAATTCATTTTTAGTAAGACTATTACCTTTATATTGTAAGTATTCTGCTTTACGACGCATTTTACGCGTTTCATAATCATATGTAGTAAAATCAGTATTTGAACCTGTTGTTCTACCAATTATAGTACGAGCATATGGATTATCGTATATCTTCAATCCTTCACGATTCTTATATTCTCTTAAATTAGATAAAGCCAAATATTCAGGATTCCCTTGTGGGAATTCGTTATTTAGCGAATTACTAATATCTACATAATTCCAACGAGTTGATGATATATCATCAATGTAAAATGTCCTAGACAATGTGACTAAGGATATATCTTCTAATTCTATGCTACGAAAAGACATTATATATAATTGTTTTATTTATTCTCAGTTTGATTATTCTCATTTTGATTATCACGTTGAGTTTCAGGTTCTTCAAATAATTCTTTACGAATTTCTTCTAGTGAAGCATTTACTCCTAATGTTTTTTCTTGTGTATTCATATTTTCAATAGAAATCAGTTCGCCATTTTCATTGATACTTTGAGTTAATTTATTATTATACTTATTCGCCTTTTTCATATTTTCTTCAATCGCATTCACCTTAGATTCTTTTACTCTGGTTTCAAAATTTAACTTTGCTTTATCTTCATTTTTCTTTTTCTCGTGCATCAAATCATTGAGCTCTTTTTCTAGGTAATTTACATTACCAGTTTTGTAAGCTTCTGGATGATAAGGTAACCACGTTCCAACTGGACCAACATATACATCATGATTCGGGTCACTTTCTCGCAGCATTTTACAACGTAATTCTGCTTCTTCTTGGGTTGGAAAAACACCGCGTACTTTCAATCCTCGTACACTTGTTTGAAATGAATGTTCTTTAGAGAATTGCTTTTCTAGAGTGTCTTCATTTTTATCTACAAAATTTTTATAGTCATCAGATACATCATTTTTTAGGGTACTTTTGAATGTATCGACAAATGACTCGTATTCTTGGTTGAGCTCTTCAATAGAAATATTATATTTATGAGAAACAAAATTAATGAATTCATTAAACTTTGTCATTGATTTATTTGTATCATATTGAGAGACAAATTCCTCAAAATAAAATAATTCCTTTTTCTTAATCAAGAATTCAGGAGAAACAAAGGATAGGCAAACAAATTTTTGTTCGGATATTGGTCTATCTTCTTCTAATAAATCCACATTATTCATTATGGTTAATTATTATTTCTATTTATATATTTTTTTCTATTTATTAATTATAAATGTTAAATGTAAAAGAATTAATCAAACGCGTTATAAAATATCTAGTTGAAGGTTTAATGGTATCTATTGCCGCATATGCCATACCTAAACAAAGTTTAAAAATAGATGAAATTGTTCTTATTGCTCTTGTTGCAGCAGCAACATTTAGTATTTTAGATACTTATATACCTACTATGGGGGCTAATGCTCGAACTGGGGCTGGATTTGGTATAGGTGCAAATCTAGTAGGGTTCCCTGGTGGTCTATAAAGTAGGTATAAATTCCCAATCTAAATCTATACATATATTTTTCCATATTTCATCTTGTTCCACTTTTTTTTGTTCTTTTAACATTGGAAAATGCGGTAAATAAGTCATTTCACCCAACAACTCGCACAATTTATATAACGTATAATAATAATTCAAAAAATTTACTCTATCGTTTGGACAATATTTAGAATAAGGAATTTGTATATCCATAAATAAATTACATAATGTATCTTCTAATTTAGGACTCATTACAGGTGGTTTTATACCAAGTCGGTCTTTTATAAAAGGTATATGTTCATAATACTTATTATGTCCTAACTTCTTTAGGATTTCCTTTGTTTTTTTGTTGGTCAATTCAGATAATTCGATACGCTCTTTTTTTACTTGGCTTTCGATTTGTTTTATAATGACTTCAGGTATATCAGTAGACTCTTTTGCTTGAAATTGAGACAAAATCTCACGAAAATGATTTATTCTTTTATAAGCATAAAATGATATTTCTTTAGGAGGATCTTTGTAAGAGGGTTTATCATTATCCACAAAAAATGTTTCATTGTTAAAACAATTATTACATAATGAAATGCCTTCCATCATTAATTTAATCATTTCGCCTTTATTGCATTTGCTACAAATATTATTATCATACATGAAATCATTTATATTTATATTTACAAAATTATTTTTTTTTATATAATTTTGTATACTTTTATTTAGAGAGTTTGTACTAGTATCTTCATCTTTATTAAAAAATCGTTGAATAAGTTTTTTAGGATTTTTATTTTTTTCGATTTGTTGTTTACATTCAAAATAATTAAATAAGTCAGATGAATTATTTAAAAAATATTTTTTTTTCTTATTTCGTAGTTGTTTTAATTTTTGGAGTTCCAAATGATATTTTTCATCATCATCGTTATATTTAGACAGATTGAACAATAGTTTCTTTTCGGACTGATTTAAATCATTTAGATATTTTGTATATAAATTATCTATGGTAAGTTCTTTATTCATTAGTATAACTTAAATAGTTTATTTTATATATTAACAATCTAAATATACATTATGGATAAGAAGACTCTTTTTATTTTAAATGCAAAAAAAAATGGTTGGAAAATAAAGAGAAAAACGCCAAAAACATATGTATTTATAAAAGAACTATGTAGCGAACATTATTCTTGTAATTATTTGAAAAAGTTCTTATATCAAAATTTAATTAAATAAAAATTCATTTTTTTTTTCTTTTACTATTTTATAGAATGGGTGGAGGACTTATGCAATTAGTAGCTTATGGCGCACAAGATGTATATCTTACAGGTAATCCACAAATTACCTTTTGGAAAGTAACTTACCGTAGACACAGTAATTTTGCTATGGAATCCATTGAACAAACCTTTAATGGTCAAGCTGATTTCGGTCGTCGGGTAAATTGCACTATTTCCCGTAATGGTGATCTTGCTTACCGCACTTATTTACAAGTTACTCTACCAGAAATTAACCAAAATCTAAACACAAATGGTAGTGTATATGCTCGGTGGCTGGATTTCCCTGGTCACCAATTGATTGAACAAGTAGAAGTAGAAATTGGTGGTCAACGCATCGACAAACACTATGGTGACTGGATGCAAATCTGGTGCCAATTGACTCTTGACAAAAACCAAGAAGCCGGTTTCAAGAAAATGGTTGGTCAAACCACCCAATTGACTTTTATGACTGACCCATCGTTCGCAGATGTAGATGGGCCTTGTGATTCAAGTGCCCCAAGACAAGTATGTGCTCCTCGCAATGCTCTCCCTGAAACCACCTTGTATGTTCCTCTACAATTCTGGTTCTGTACTAACCCTGGTCTTGCTCTACCTCTAATTGCCCTTCAATATCACGAAGTCAAAATCAATCTCGATTTAAGAGCCATTGATGAATGTCTGTGGGCGGTAAACACTTTGTCGCCAGATTCATCATCTGATGTAAAAGTAACATCGGCTTATTCTCAATCGCTTGTTTCAGCATCGTTGTATGTAGATTACATTTACCTAGACACTGATGAGCGCAGACGTATGGCTCAAAATCCGGCGGAATACCTAATTGAGCAACTACAATTCACTGGTTCGGAATCGGTTGGTTCGTCGTCCAATAAAATCCGACTCAACTTCAATCACCCGTGTAAAGAGTTAATCTGGGTTGTACAACCAGATTGCAATGTAGACT